AAAAAATAATGAACGAACGAATTGAAGAACTAATGTTTGAGGCTGGTAGGTTCGCTGATGAAAATACCGGGAGTTCAGACCGAAGTGGTATGTGGGTATACCAATACAGTGAAAAGTTCGCTGAGTTGATTGTATGGGAATGTGTCAATAACGTAGATAAAACAGGATTTGTCTTTAATGAACAGCCACAGTACAACGACAAACAGAATGCGTTGGTGAGCGAAGGATTCTTCTGGGCACTGGAGTTAGTTAAACAACAGATTAACCAACATTTCGGAGTTGAAGAATGATTCACTTTGATTTCATTGTGGAAGATGTTGACGCCGAAAATCTCATGTGGGCTATCCGTGAATCGGCATTGCGTAATGACGAAGACATTATGGACTATGAGGCACGAACAGACTTAACAAAAGAACAGAAAGATTCGTATATTAGCTGGCTCAAAGCCAATAAAGCGTACATGCTGGGCTTGATTGAAAAAATGACCAACACAAGGATTGAAGAATGAAAGAAATACTACCACCTATTGAAGTGCAGTTGGTGCTGAGAGATATGAAACACCTCGACACCAGAGAATTGTTGGACCAACTACAAGAAGTTGTAGATGAATGGTGGTGGAAACAAGTTCCTACTATTCCATGTGGCGTTGTAAAGAAGAATTGAAGAATGAAAGTCAAAACAGCAGTCAAGCGAGTTTGGGCACCCATTGAATGGTCAGGCAGCACTCGTGCTGACTATGTGCTGGCACAGACTCTCTTGAAGAAGTATCAGCGCAAGTTCGGCAATCGACACTTTAACCAGTTTCTACGAACTTGTATCAAGAATGGTCTTTGGGAAACAGAGGAATTGGTATGATTGTTGAATTTATTGTCAATGTCAGCGTAGCAGTGATCGTGGCCTGCGTGGCCATTTTAGTAGCTGCGGCCACTTACAGCATTATCTTTGGATAAGTGAGTTAAAGAATGAACGAACAGTTACAGAAACTTTATGAACAGTCATTTGTTACAGATTCATATGTGAATGTCGGACCAGACGGTGCGGAACTGGGTATTAAGTTTGACCCGGAAAAGTTCGCTGAGTTGATTGTTCGGGAATGTGCTAAAGTTATTCGTGCTGAAATCGCAGTAACCGAAATTGATGGCGAATCTGAAAGAGCGTGGGAGATGGGCATGGAATGCGGTGTAGGACTTATCAAAAAACATTTCGGAGTTGAAGAATGACAAATCCTGTAACAAAAGACAATTTAGTCTACGGTGGCAAGTACAATTGGCGGGGGCAACCTGAGCGGTTAGAGTACTTGGGTAATGATGGTGTTTGGTATCAGTTTGCAAAAACTTCAAATCTCAGAAAAGTTTGGTGTGAAGTGCTTGAGGAAGATTTGAAATCCTTTGAGGAAACAAAATGACAGACTTAGAAAAACTCGAAGCACGAATTGAAGCAGTCGATACATGTATTGCTAACATCAAAATGGCCATGAGTGTAGATCGAAAATTAAGTCACGATAGACATCACAAGGGTCATTACACAATAGCATTGACAGCATTAACTGATCATCAAACCAGTTTGAATAACCTTCGAACACGACTAATCACAGTAGGTAGATAATATGAACACAGTTTGGGTATTGATAGCTATCGCCTTTAATGGGCATTGGAATAACGCGGTTATTCCAACACTGGAATTCGTCACCCGTGAAAAGTGCGAGGCTGCTATTGCGGCGTTTCAGTATGATGCAGAAAACAAGATCGGCACTGTTAAAATGCGTTGCGTAAGGATCGAAAAGTAATAGTATGGTCCGCGAATATTGTGTTATCAATGCTACACACAACGAGTTTCATCGTCGCGTCGCTGAATTGATCCAACAAGGATGGCAACCTCAGGGCGGAGTTGCTGTTGTTCGCGAATATTTGACAGTACCAACAACGTACTACTTTCAAGCATTTGTTCGGTAACCCATTGACTTCCGTGTGAATTGATTGTTATAATAATAACAAATGTTAGAACACTACAATGCAACCGTGGTACTTAGTACTGATGCACAGTCTAATACTATCGCCGGCACTGTATTGTGCTATTTCACAGTAAGTATTAGTGAAGGGAAATACTTATGAAACGGACAATTTATTTTGATACTTTATGCAACCCACAGCGCACAGATGCAGTAGTTGCGATTCGCGATGTCACACCCAGTAACATTGACGTAGTAGATTCGTGGCCTGGCCTGATGAGCGTGCTGTGTCAACAGTTGTGCGAAAATTCAAGCAAAAGTACTACTCTGGTAATATTCAACAAAGATATTTTATCGTGCCCGGGTACTACAATAAATGAAATCGTTGATGCACTCCGAACAATTTCAATTATAGCAGGCCCCGGACATGTAACAGTGGGAATTATGATAAATGAAAAATGCGAGCAGGCATTTATTCAAACCCTAAAGAAAAGCAACATCAATGGCATCGTACCAAACTTTAAAAACTTTGGCGATGCTGATTTCTTCGACGCATTGAATACTCTATTACTGGGGCAGAATCATTGGCCCAATGCTTATATTGTATCACAAATAAAAGCCACTGCTCGTTCCGCAGTAGAGTATGGTATTCGACTAACTGCTCGTCAACGCGAAATCATGAACCTGGTTGCCAATCGCGGTCTCGGCAACAAAAAGATTGCACAAATCTTAAACATCAGCGAAAGCACTGTAAAAGTGCATGTCAGCTCTATCTTAAAAGCCTATGGTGTTCGTAATAGAACACAGTTGGCACTGGCTGGCAGCAAAGGCCTGCAGGCCTGACTGCTGAACTCTAGTACTGACGCATGCTCTAGTACTAATGTCTTTGAGTATTCAGCTGTTTTTCCTTTAACTAATTTTGTACAGCGGCAGAATCGAATCTGTCGATGTTCAATCCTAGGCAACCATACAGCCTAGAATTTTACTTTAAAGGAAAAATAAAATGGCTGATATGCTAACAACTGATCCCTTCTTCGCTTTGACAAACCAGGTAGCTGGCGTTCGTGAAAAGGTTTCCGATTCAATCTTTGAAAACTACAAACTACAAGTCGCGCAGACAAACGACATCAACAATCGTGCCATGCAGGTTGCATTACACGACTCAACAGAACTTGCCAACATCAAGCAAGAAATTGCCAACAGTACGCTACAAACAATGTTGGCTGCTGCTCGTACAGACGCTGCCATCGGTGCCACAAGCGCCGCTCAACAACGTTTGATCATGGAACAAGCCGAAGCTACTCGTCGTCTGGTTGTTGACTTGAACACACAAAACTTAAACACAGCATTGATCAACACCAACACAGCATTGACTGGTTTGGGCGTTCAATTCGGTGGCTTGGGTCTTGCCTACGGTGGTGCAGTTAGTGCTTACCAAAGTGCAAATCAACTAAGCGCAGTAAACGCATTACAAAGCGCAATTTCTAGCCAAGGTCTAGTTAACACAGGTACCATGACAGGTACCACACAAACTTCTACACCTACTAGCATCAACTAATCAAGGAGGACTCTATTATGTATAGATCCGGTATTGTTGGTCTTGGATACGGTCGAGGTTATATGGGCGCAGGTATTGGTTATCCATACGGCGCCCCTGGCGGCTATGGTTATGGTTATCCTGGCTATGGCTATGGCGGTTTAGGTTTAGGCCTAGGCGGTTATGGTTATGGCTATGGTTACCCAGGCTATGGCTATGGCGGCTACTACGGTGGTATTTCAGGCGGCTTATTATAAAATGAGCTAATGGGTTGGCTCACAAGGTCAACCCATTTTTTAAGGAGTTCGAAATGTTTTCAGGTTATTATTATCCTTATTACAGAAGTTTTGGATACCCTGTATATCCAAACCCATATGGTTATTCATATGGCTATCCGTATGGATCAAACTACAGTTCAAATATTGTTGGCAGTGCTATTTCTAATCAAAATTTAGTTAACACTGGCAACGCAATTGGAGTGAATCAAATTTCTACTCCTACAGTTATCTGGTGATCCAATGTATAAAACAGTAAGACACAAAGTCACAGAAGAACATTACATCAACGGCCGACTTGTAAAGTCAACGGCCAGCGACTCTTTACCAACTGTTGTTATCAACGAAAAGACCATGAACTTTCGAATGGACAACCGTACTTTATGGACCCGTTACAGTTTAGGCATGATTAACTTTTCAGTTGCATTGTACGGCAACATGAACAGTGGCAATGTTTTAGAAAATTTAAAAAGAGCTGGGCAAGCCTGTGGAGATTACTTTGTTCCATATTATGGTTTAAATGCTGCAAAGAAGATTGGCAGTTTGCTTATTGTGATTGCTGTGAATGGCAGTAAGGTTGCCGAATCGGTTCAATCCAAAAGAGATATTGTACCGTATGAAACGATTTGGGACAAACAAATTGACGAGCTTGCAACGTATCTCAATCAGCTTAATCCTCAGCATTGGCCAAAGGACACACTAGACGAAATGTTCATTAACTTAACAGCTCTATGGGCAGACGACTTTAAGGCCAGATTAGCCGAAGATTTTGTTGCTGATTCTATTGCACTTGACAACATTGTTAAAGTTGCGGTGTCGGGCATACCAAATCATGTGTACAAAGGATACACCAGCATTGCAGATATAATCAGCAAAGGCATTATTGCACAATCGCCAATGTCATTTGTGGAGTAAAATATGGCAATAATAAGTTCCGGCAAAGATATAGAATTAACAGACTTAGAAACGCACGTGGCGCTGTGTGCTCAACGCCGACTTGCAATTGAAGTGCGCTTGAGTAACTTAGAGCGTAAAGTTTCCCAGTCAGAAGAAAAATCAGACAAGATTAAAATCTTGTTCTTAAGTGGATTAGTTTCGCTTGCAGTAGGTGTAGCAGGAACTATATTTGCAGTGTTGTTCAAGCATGGAGTATTGTCATGACAAATCAACAAATAACAGAACAAAAACGTCTTGAAGAAATATTAAAACTGGCGCGAATGCAACTCAATGAAGAGTACATGAAAAAGCATTCGGCTGCACACACCACATGGCTTACCAGTGCGCGAACAGCATGGAACAGCAGTGGGGTGTTATTACCGTTTTCTACTAAATTTGTCTATCCTTCTGAAGAAGAAGTAGTTGCACGAGGAGTTGAAATTTACAACACACTAACGCTAAAAAATGCTGACACAGTGGCCCCAGTTGAACCGACTCCTGCCACTGACCAAATTCCGGTCATTGAGGGAATTACAATTGAACCAACTGTTGAACTATTACAAGCAGGTGGTGATTTTGTAATAGCAGAAGTTGAAGAAGAACTTCCGGTTGAATCAATCAGCGAAGACATTTCGGATGTTGAAATAAAAAAAGAAACACCTAATATCCCGGAACCAACTGTAACAGAGCCTGATGTAGCGGAACCAACTGTAACAGATTCACTATTAGAAAGCAAATTTAAGAGCCTATTCACCAAGTGGGGCGGCCGTGGAAATTATTAAGGAAAACAAATATTATGATGTTTAACAATTTAGGATTATATTCCCATTGGCAGTACCGACGCCGTCGACCAGTACGACAAGTGCGTCCAGGCGCTCGTAGAGGAGCTGCATTTCCATTGATTCAACAAATTGGAGGCGCGGGACAGGACTTTTTTATCAATGGTGGCACGGGACCTGCGGGGCCACCTGGTCCGCAGGGGCCGCCTGGCAATCCTAGTCCAGTTGCGGTAACGGATGTTGCAACCGCAACTTACACAGCATTGGTCACTGATTACTTTTTATGTGTATTGACTAACGGATTGGTTACAATTACATTGCCAACGGGCATACCAGGAACAGTATACATTGTTAAAGATTGTTTTGGCGATGCAGCAAACAATCCGATTACTATTCAAGGCACTGGAGGACAGTTAGTCGACGGATCGGCTACTGCAACAATTAACACCAACTTTGGAAGTCTAACTTTCATATTTGATGGAACAGAATGGAGTATTGTATAATGAATTACACTAGAATGGATGTTTATCCCGACGGAGATCCGATCCCTAAAAATTTACCCGACAGTTATATGCCGGCTGCATATGGCGCACCAGTGGGACAAAATTGTTTCACATGCGGTCACTTTAGGTTGACAACGTCAGAGAAGTATTGCACCAAGTGGGATGCGCCTGTTAAACCCAAATGGTGGTGTAAGGCATGGATTACTCTTTGGCCAGCACAGGTATGAGTTACAAAGAGCCCTTGACCACAGCAACCAGTTTTGGTATAATGAAACCTGGTCCAGGCTTGACTGTGACCGATGGCGTAGTTGATGTTACACCGGTGGCACTGTTCAACCAAGCATATTTCTACAGCACAGTTACACAAACAAATCCTGTGGCTAATGCAGTGAACATAGTAACATTTAACAATGCCGCTGTTAACATAGGAATTACACTGGTAGCAGGCTCACAAATAACCGTGAGTCGAACTGCCAACTATGTGTTTGCTTTTACTATTCAAGCTGACAAAACTGATGCAGGCGATGACTTGATGGATGTATGGTTGGTTCGCAATGGTGTAAATTATCCCGATACAAATTCACAGAGTGTTGTCACAGGTGCAGTAGGTGTGTTGGCATTATCGCCAAATTACACGCTGGCATTAACGGCTGGAGATACAATACAAATAGCATGGCAGAGTTCAGATACTGCCCTGCGTTTTTTAACAGTACCTGTACAGGTGGGACCTGTGCGACCTGTAACCCCTAGTGTAAGATGCACTATCATTCAATTATAAGGAAGACATAAAATGTCGTATACAAATAATTCATTATCAATTGCCGCAGGAGCAGGCATTACAGTAACACCAACTACTGCAACAGGTGCGACTACTATCACCATTAGTACTGCTGGTCCAGAGATTCTAGGCGTTCGAGTTGCAGTTGCTACTCCAGTAACAGTAGTAGCCGCAACTGACGAAGTAATCAGCGTAGAAGTACCAGGCCCAGTTGCTGTAGCAGTAAACTTACCAGCAGGTGTAACAGGACAAGTATTTTATATTAAAGATGGTTTAGGGTTGGCTGCACCAGCAACACCTATCACTATCACACCAGCTGCTGGTACTATTGACGGTGCTGCCACCGCCACTATCAATGCGCCGTTTGGTTCACTAACATTAGTGTACAGTGGCGTAGAGTGGAAACTTCTGTAAACTAGTATGGCTTACAATAGACAACCGCAAACAGTACTAGCAGGAGTTGCAATCAAGCAAAGCCCTTTGCCTAGTTCAACATCTCCTGGAGGTATCATCCCAGTGACACTGGACGTTGACATTGCTACTAACAGTAGTCCCGGTGTTGTCCAGGTTGGCAGTGGGCTTTCTATCACGCCATCTGGTGTATTATCAGCAGCAGGTGGGGGCAGTAGTTTAATCAATGTTAAACTTACCGCAGTTGACTATATTGCCGCTGCGACGGATTATTATGTCGGTGCAACTAAAAAAGATATAGACATAACATTGCCACTGGGAGTAGCAGGTAAAGTGTATATCATTAAAAATCAAGTCAGTGGAAACATTGAAGTCAAAGGCACTGGTGGTCAAAAAATAGACACTGCCTCTGATAAAACGCTAGGAACAGATGACAGCATTGTTGTTGTCTTTGACGGAACGCGATGGAACGTCATTGAATAAGGAAAATAAAATGTATAAAAAAATCACACATACGATTGTAGAAGAACACTTTGCGCATCCAATGGGCGTAAACATTGCAGCAGGTCACAAATTAGGCCGTCACAGCTTAACAGAGATTATGCCTAAAGATCAATTCAAAGCCTTTGTTGACAATTACTTCATTGACTTAGAAGGCAAGCTAGTTGCCTTTGCTGATGCAGCGTTTGATAGTTCAAAAGACTTTCAATCAGCATTGGCCAATGCCATGGACTTTGAAGCGCTAGGCGACACTATGGCAAAGTATTATGACGTTGAATTCAAAGAACGTTTTAATCAACAAATCGGCAATCAAATTATGCAATTAATGTACTACTGGAGAAACATCAGCCGAAAGTTTGACAACACAGATACCATCAGCAGAATCAAACAAAGTCCTGTGTTTTTTGCACAATTGTTATTTCAATACAACAATCTCTGGGACAGAGACATTGTTCGTTCATTGTTTGAAGAATTCTTCAATGAGTTTTTAACATTAGGCGATGCTAAATTGGCCAAGAACAAGGTCAATGAAACTGCTTCATTGGATAGAATTGCTGTTGCTGGATCAAAGCTGTCTAACTATCTTGCCAATGGTCTTGTTCAACAACAACCTGAGTTGTTTATTGCGTAATGCCAATGGGAATAGTCGATCTTCGAGAGTGGGCAAGTCCCGTCGAAGAACAATGGGATCTGGGTAGTTGCACTGCACAAGCAGTAATTGGTGCATATGAACTACTGCTTAAAATGCACTACCCAGATCAGTTTGTAGATCTAAGCAGACTGTTTCTTTACTACAACGCTAGAAAACTAGACGGAAATATCAACGACGACATAGGTGCGTATATTTCAACTGCTATTGAAGCCATTCAAACTTATGGCCTGTGCAGAGAAGACCTATGGCCGTACGATGTTTATAAATTTAAAACAGAACCAAATTGGAGATGTTATCATGATGGCAAGAAGCGAACTGTGACCAATGTTCGCGAAATACTTTCGCATGATGCTGTCATACAAACATTAGACAGCCAGTGTCCAGTTGTGGTAGGTGTTGCACTTTATGATGAGTTTTATAACGTTAGCAAATCTGCCACTGTTTTACCTTTGCCCCGATACCCCGACGATGTTATTGGTAGCCATGCCATGTGCGTAGTAGGGTACAATGACGCAAAGCAACAGTTCTTATTAAGAAACAGCTTTGGCAACGACTGGGGCGAACTTGGATATTTTTGGATTCCTTATGCTTATGCTGACGAAAACTTTTCAGACATGTGGGCATTTGATGTGGATCTAAACGGCATATCTTAGTATTACCTTTTTGTTGTAAAAATACAACACTTTTTCTGCTAAAAAACGGTTGACCATTTGGCTCAGGACCTGTATAATAAACACATAGACAGCAAAAAGGATGCCGCAAATGAAGCAGAATCACACAATGTACATCTACAAAGCAGATCGGCGTACCCGCAGCGGTGAGCGTCTTGTGTCTACTACTGTTTGGCGCGATCGTGATGAAGCCGAAATGAAGCGTGAAGTTCGTGAACTGCAATATGAACTGTGGCCTGTGAGCCGAGGCTTCCGCATTGAATTTCACCCCACAATGAAGACTGTGAAGAACTTGATGACAGGCGCAGATGTCGAAATTGATCGTGACACTCCTTGGTGTTGCAATCCTGCTAGCGAATCCTACTGGAGCAACTAAAATGATGGACCATTTTGTTGTGCGTTATATTCCCGGGGGCATGAGCTTGTACCACAGCGGATACTGGTTGTGCCAACTGTGGGACCTGCGTGATAACACAGTTCACGAAGCTCCAATTAAAATGTTGCAAAAGGCAGATTACAAATGAACGAACGAATTAAAGCGCTATTGATTCAGGCTCAAGACTTGGCTCGATCAGAAGTTGAGAACAACCCCAATATCAAACCCCCTTATCATATCCCAGCAACTCAGGTACATGTGGGACTAGGCTTGTCTTATGAAAAGTTCGCCGAGTTGATTGTGCGAGAATGTTTGAGCATTGTTGAACCTACAGAAGACAGTGGTGACGAATGGTGTGTGACTCTTAAAGGAACTGCTGAAGAGATTAAAGAACATTTCGGAGTTGAAGAATGATTCGTATAATTCTATTTTGGTTTATCCTTTTTGCCTTGTTCTTTTTTGGGTTCAAGGTTCTAAGAAGTTTGTCCGGAAGTGAAGCATGGGCATTGACAAAGCTCACAGCCTATGCTATACTATGTTCACTGTTAGCAACCGGCTTGCTGATTGGGTTTGTTGTTCTGTTTTAAGGATCAATTGTGTTTTCAAATTTGGTTTTGCGTGTAATCTACCTTGCACTGGGTTTTAGTGTGTGTTTCTTTCTTTTTTCAACTGGAGTTCTTTAAATGAATCGTGCTATTAAACTTTCTATCGTGGCTGCTGCTGTGGCTCTGACCAGTGCCTGTACTCGAATTGAAACAGGTGAAGTTGGTGTCCGTGTGGGCTTTGACAAACAAGTGCAAAGTGGCGAGCTGTTGCCTGGTTCTTTTAACCAAACCCTTGTGGGTACTGTGCTGACTTTCCCTGTCAAAGACGTTAACGTGGTTCTGGAGAATATGACTCCAGTGGCACGAGACAACTCAACCATGAAAGACTTTGACGCAGTTGTGGTCTACAACATCAATCCACAGGCCGTTGCCGAGCTGTACTCAACCAAGAACAAGAGCTTTCACGCTGAGTTCAAGGGTGATACTTATGTGATGTACAACTATGTGGTGCAAAATGCTCGTAATGCTATCTACAAGGCAGCTCGCAAGTATGAAGCCTTGGACATGGCAGACAATCGCACTGACATGGAAAACTACATCAAGGACGAAATTGTTCGCAACTTGGCTGAAGAAAAGCTAGACGGTCCAATCAGCATCAGCCAAGTTATGATTCGTAACGTAGTGCCCAGTGACACTGTAGTCGAAAGTGCCAACGCCTTGGTTCGTAGCAAGAACGAACTCAAGCAGAAAGAAGTTGAAGTCAAAACTGCCGAAGCTGAAAGCCGTCGAATGGCAGCACTGGCCAACAACTCCGGTGCAAGTATTGCATTCATGCAAGCACAGGCCATGTTGAATATCAGTGAAGGTATCAAGAACGGCAAAGTGCAAACTGTAGTTGTTCCTTCTAACATGACCAGCTTGATGCTGCCTAAGTAATATGACGAGAGCAATCATCTTGGCACTAGCGGTGGTTGCTCTCACCGCTTGTGACAAACGTCCTTTGGACCAGCGTGACTATTCCAAGACTTCGATGTCAAACATTCCTGAACTTGCAGACTGTGTTTACATCAAAATTGAGGATGTACGCATCGTGCGGTGCCCCAAGAGTGACACTACAGTAACTTACGAAGTACCAAACGGCAAGACACGTCGAACAGTAACTACCACGGTAATCAACGACAAATGAAACAACGCGGATTCACACTAATTGAAATGATGATTGCTGTTATCTTTGCCTTGTGCGTGGTCATGCTAGGGGTAGATGCGGTTACTGGTGCCAGCAATGGCAATACCATCAGCTACGGCGTAAACGGTATGACTGAAATGCGATGCATTGACGGGTATAAGTTTGTTGTTAGCCAGCAAGGTGTTACACGACAAGTCATGGACGAGTTTGGTAAAGGCGTTCGTTGTGAAGTTCCCAGACCAGGAGGTTTTTGATGTTTGATTGGTTTAAAAATATTGGTCGTGGAGAATATCCCGCTCAGGCTGACGTCCCTCTGGCATCTGATATAGAAAAGATCGGTGCTGATATGGGCAAGGTACTTCAGTTTCCAGAGTTAAAGACACCACCTATGCCGGAAGTAGCACAACCAAAAGAAGAATCAGGGCGTGTGTTTTATCGTCTAGGCTTAACTGAAAACAATCGTGTGGCTCTTAGCATGTACTACGGTGAAGTCAGTATGAACTGTGAAGGCGTCCAAAATTTGATTGACCAGTTGGAATTCTACAAGAGCATGCTAAAAGAGGAGTCAACTGATGACAACAGTTAAAAAGCCCATTAAAAGTGTAACGCCAACTGAGTTACACTATGACCTAATGGGACGTGAGTTCAAAGAAGGTCAGTATGTTGCGGTAAGTGACAATGGCTTGTATATTGCACAAGTACTTAGATTTACTCCCAAGATGGTCGAAGTAGAAAAAGTTGGCAGCAAGTATCGCAGCAAACGTCTAGAGTATGCCAGTGATATGGTCATCTTAGACGGACCTGATGTGTTTATGTGAGTCTTGACCAATGGACTTTAAGACAAAAACCAAAGAAGAAGTGTATGACTTTTTAGTAAAGGCAGGCATCGTTCGTCCCAATGAACGAACATTAGCGGGACAAGAAAAAGCAGACATGTGGCTTATCTTGCAATTTTTAGACGCATACAAATCAACTAACAATCAACGATTCATCACCGATTACTATAAGTATGGAGATGAAGAATATCGAGTAACATTCTTCGACGCAGATGATTTTGAAATTGTCGAAGTAAAAACAAAATAAGGAAATAACATGGCAGATATTATCGACGACGCACAAGAAGCAATGGAAGCAGCCGAAGAGTTGCGTAAAGCAATGGCAAAAGAGTTTGTACCAATTCGTACAGGCTTTTGTATCGAATGCGAAGAACCAACTGAGTTTACATTTTGCTCAGTTGAGTGCAGAGACGTTCACGAAAAACGCGAAAAGATGAAGTCAATCAACGGCAAATGATGTAGTTGCCGTAAAAGGCATTTCAGCTAAATATTTCATGCGATTACGTGAACTATTATCTGAAGTCAAAATTGACAACAAGCAAGGTGCTGGAGCAGTTCCTTTTAATCAGGACGTGGACTACTTTGGTCTACAGGTTATGATGAAGCCCAGCACGTTCTTGAGACTGGCTGCGCCGCTGGGGCAAGAGCACAGTGCCGAGTTAGAAAAATATATTGCCAATGGCGGTGCCATTGGTGCACCTTTCTTGGAAATCAAAATTCCAATAGAATGGGACGACGGCGACTTCTCTAAGCCTGCACAAGTTGCAGGGCACGAAGGTCGCAATCGCATGACAGCCGTTCAAAAGCTAGAAGGCGATGCGCCAATTGAAGTACACATTTTCCCACGCGGTGGGTATCGTGCTAGAGATATTACTCCAGAATTCCGTAGGGCATTGGCTCGTGGCTTGCAAGCTGAAAAAGCGGCGAATGTTGTTACCGGACCGTTATTCGAAGAAGATTTAGAAGAAGGTTGGCGAGATACAATGGCCAATTTGGCTATTGCAAGTGGTGTTGCTGCTGGTGGAGTAGGCGGCATGATGGCAAAACAAGCTGCCCAAGACTACTTTAAAGAACCCACTGCCGTGGTTGCGCAAGCAACGACCAAGGCGCCAGAAGTACCTGGCACGTTTGCACAAGCTAAAAAATCCCCAAATGTCCCGGCGGCTGTAAAAGCCGGCCCAGAAGCACCAAAGAAGCTAAATGTGCAACCAATTACCAGCAATCCACTTGAAAGCGTATTGCTTAAAGTCGCAAAATCGTCAGGTCTGCAAGGTTCCGAACTTGCTGCTTTTATGGCGCAATGCGCTCACGAAACAATGGACTTTAAAAGACTAACAGAGTTTGGCGGTAGCTTGGACTTCCGCAAGTACGATCCAAAGTATGCCCCTAAAAAAGCCAAAGCACTTGGAAACAAGCAAGTAGGAGACGGGGCAAAATACAAAGGCCGCGGCTTTATTCAGATCACTGGGCGCTACAACTATAAACGTGCAGGCGAAGAACTTGGCTTACCGTTAGAAAAGCATCCAGAGTTGGCCGAAGATCCAGCAACAGCCGCTAAGATTGCAGTTTGGTTCTGGAAGCATCGTGTACAACCAAATGTGGACAACTTTAAAGATACCACTGGTGTTACCAAACAAATCAACCCAGGGCTGCGTGGTTTAGAAGACCGTAAAGAAAACTTTAGAGATTACATGCAAATTGCAATGCAATAACACTATTTTGATTGGCACAAGTTTTGCCAAAAAAACTAAATATAATACACAGTTGTTGATGATTCGACAACTACGATAAAAGGAAAAGAAATGTTATCATTTTTAAAGAAGTTATTTGGATTTGGCGGCGCACCAGTTGCTGAAGTTGCACCATATAAAGTTGAAGCACCAGTAGAAGTTGTTGCTGAAGTTGAAGTTAAGGCTGCTCCAAAGAAAAAAGCTGCCGCTAAAAAGCCAGCAGCTGAAAAGAAGCCACGTGCCAAGAAAGCTCCTAAGGCTGAATAATGTTTTTAAACGATATCACTCCACGAGTAACTGTATATGAATCCCTGCGTCAAGTAAACGGACGTTGGGCCCGTGTAAACACGGAAACCAATACAGTTGTGGAGTTTTATCACGGCACCAAAGCAGTTATTGCAGAAGGTGGTAATGTTTTTAAAGACGCAAAAGGCCAGGAACTAACACAGCGTATCAATCAAGCCGATGTAGAACCAACTGTTCGATTTCTTGAAAAGATTACTGGTATCCCGCATTTTGAACATGCGTTAGGTACAACTGGCAAAACGCCTACAAGCGGCGACTTGGACATTGGTATTCCACCTGGCGTTACCAAAGAAGAATTAGTTGCTAAACTAAGCGCATGGTGCAGCCAGCATGGTGAGGATTCGACTGCTTTTATTAGAAAGTCTGGTATCAGCGTACACTTTAAAACGCCAATCGGCGGCAGTCCTGAGCGTGGTTATGTTCAAACAGACTTTATGTTTGTTCCTAATTTGGAGTTTGCAAAGTTTGCAATGGCTTCGGATCCACATAGTAAGTATCGCGGCGCTCATAAACAAATTCTACTAAGTAGCATTGCTAAAGTAAAAGGCTATACGTGGAACCCAACAACTGGTCTTATTGACCGTGCTACTAAGAAGTTAGTAGACAACGGTGATAATCCAGATCATATTGCCGAGCTATTGTTTGGATCAGGTTTTGATCGCACCAGCTTAACCAGCGTTGAAGCTGTACTTAGAGCACTGGAAAATAATCCCCAGCGCGAAGCGTTGATAGCTGATGCTAGAGAAACACTAGGTCGCGATGGAGTTGAAATTTAAATGTTATTACGTCACATATTTGAAACTAGAATTGAAGTACTAATCGAGGGTCGTGGATTAGCTGCTCGTGTTCCTGGTGAGCAATTTAAAAACCCACAAGGCGATATCATTACGTTTCAAAGCCTAGACTTCTTTCCCGAGCGTGGTCAATTTGCTTCTGCTGAAGAAATGCAATTGGCAATTGATGCCGAAGCTAAGGGTAAAAACATTCATTGGACTAACAAGTCAAACTCGGGCACATTGGCATTTGCCATTGCTACATTTACAGATGCTGATAAGAAGGCTTATTACTTAGGTCGTTATTACAAAACTATCTCTGCTAACCGTATTCAAAACGATTGGCAACACAATGACATTCCTGGCGGTTTTAAGTATCAAAGCAAAGCAGGACAAAAAGAAAACACTGGTTATAAACCAAGTGAAGTACTAACACAGTTCCAAAACAATGATGTTGATTCTATCTCAAGACAAATCATTGCTAAATTTGGCCAAGGCAGCGACGAAGTTGTTGCACTAAATGCTTTCTTAACTGCCAACCAGTTTCCTATTACATTTCCCAAAGGCAACATGAACATGACAGCATTTCGCGATTACTTCTGTGAAATGTTACAACCACTGGCCTTGTTAATGGACAAGCCGATTAAAGGCAATGCAGGTGAAGCTGCTGACATTTTCTTTGGCAAAGGCGGCTATAAAGACTGTACTATCAGCTTTAACAACAGCGTCACTGGTGGCTTGTATGACAGCCTGATTGTCAACAACCAAGGCAAGCAAATTAAATTATCAAGCAAAGGTGCTTCTGGCGCCAGTGCTTCCGTTGTTAACTTACTAAAAAGTATTAACGAATTAAAAGTTGCTCCTAAGGGTGCTGCACTACTTGAAAAGCACAAAGTAGTTGTTGAAATTTTAAAAGACATTGATGCCAAGGGTCACTTTGGCGCTCCGTTAAAGTTAGCAGTAGACTACAAAATGATCAGCTCCGAAGATGCTACATTTGCAATGACTCTAAAGAAATACGGTCCCGACGATCAAATTGATTGGCAAGGCCATACCAAACTAGAAGCACTGTACAACGGACGCAAAGCACGCGACATGCGTGCTATTATTCCAATGGAACACATGATCAGTGCTATTGCTTATAAAATTGCCGACTACGTGAATGAAAATACCAACTTTGGCAAGGCAGCTTCTGACATTCTAAACCACTCTGCATTGGTACAGATGTACACCAACTGTTCCGAAACCAAAGACACAATCAGCATTGACAGTTTTAATGCAGTTTACCCAAGTGAAACTGTTACTGGTGTACTACTTGACGCTAGTAAAGCATACATGAGTACACAAGGCAAAGGCAACTTCACGTTCAAAATTCTCAAGAATGGTGCCAAAGATGTTGCGGTTGCCGGTGATGTTGCTGCACCTGCTACACCAAAGCCTAAGAAGATTGCACCTAAAGACAAGCCTGCAATGACAACTACTTCCACAACCCGCGAACTAAAGTAACTGCCCTGTACAAACAGGGTAGTTAATTATCAACTGATCCAAATTTAAATAGTAATGCAGTACTACTCTGTACTAACGCATTACAATGGATCCACTAACACTTTTTGCACTTGCTAACGGAGCCGTCTCCGCAGTCAAGGCTGGGTGTAAGTTATACAAAGATATCAAAGGTGCTGCTGGTGAAGTCAAGGATGTACTTAAAGATCTTGACGATCAATTCCATAAGATCTACACACCTGATCGTCCCGCGCCTCCAGAAGCTAAAAAGCAACTAGTTGAAGAAAAAGCTCGCATTGTCGAGTTAAACAAACGATCCCACGAAACTACGGGCATCTACCAAGAAATTGGCGAACACCTTGGCACGTACTATGACAACTTTTATAAGTGCATTGCAGTGTTTGAAGAAGAAGAACGCCGTGCTCAATTTGAAGTATACACTGGTACCGAAAGTTTAAGTAAACGTGCGCTACAGCGTGTGTTAATGCGCAAGCAGCTAGAGCAAATGAGTGTAGAACTTCGTGAACTAATGATTTACCAATGTCCTCCAGAGTTAGGTGCATTACACACAGAAGTTGAAGACATGATGAAAGTAATGGGCAAAGAACAACAAGTTCTAGTTGCAAAGCAAATGCAATATGCAGCGGCCCAAGAACGTAGACGCCAAGCTAAAATTAAACAACTACAAGAACATATCGTGCTGGGCATTGTTGGTATTGCTGCTGCATGTGTTATTGGGTTTTCAATGGTATTAGTTGCACAAAGCAGGATAGAAATGTATCCGCATTTGGGCACAGACTTGATTCCCAAGAATGAACAACAACGTCAAGCAGAATCAGTTCCGAAGAGGTACACTGGTAGATAACACTAAATAACACTATGAAATTACGTGACGTTAACCCCCAACCTGTTGTGCTAGATGAACAAGTACTAGCTGAAATCAACATGAGTCCTTCTAGCTTAAAGCAGTTGGCCAGCCAAATCAATGCCAAAGCTGGCATGGAATTTGAAATGATTGTGCCCGGAGCTGATAACGAAGGCGGAGAACAAGAACCAGATTATGATAGCGATCAACGTACTCGTAGCTTTTCTGACATTGAAGACTTCTTTCTTGACAACGACTACAACGGCCGTCGTGAAGTACGAGAATTAATCGAAAAGCTACAGGAACGATTTTACGAGTGGGAAGCCGAAAAGGTTGACAATGATTGGGCGTCCGACGGGGAAGACTACTTGCGTGATTGGATCAATAACAATGAATGGAACGAAGAAGATAAAATTCGCGAACATTTAGAGTCGCAAGGCTTAGATGAAGAAGCTGTTGATGCTGCTATGTCAGCCGGCAACGGTGCTCCGCGCTATTCTAAACTAAGCGATCAACAAGCTGCTCGTGAAGCAGATGAAGCATATGATCATTACATGGAAGCAAAAGCTGCTGCCGAGGAAGAGTTTGACGAACTAGTTACTAGTGAGTGGGAAGATCGTGGCAGCATGTATGATTCGGCTTTTGATGAATACAGCGATGAAAATCGTGGCACAGGAGATGAGGCCGACTTCTTAGAAGATTCTGGCTTGACTTACATGACTGACATTGCCAACGAATTTAGCATTACTTGGCCGTATTGGACTAGCACAGGTGGCGATCGTAGCACTGAAGAAATTGCAAGCGACTTTGCTGATGCAGTAAATCGTTCTGTTAAGGCCAGTGGTGCTTATCATTCAGGTGGCGTAGAGCGTCCAGGTGCTAATAACTCGCACTACATTGTAGAACCTGATGCTAGTTTAGATCCAGATGACAGCAACGATGGTGGCTTAGAATTTGTAAGCCCTGCATTGCCAATTAATGAACTGCTAAGTGACTTAGACAAAGTTGCCAAGTGGGCTAGCATGTATGGTTGCTATACTAACGACTCAACTGGCTTGCACATCAACGTAAGCGTTGAAGGTTGGTCAGGCGATATGGGTAAGTTAGATTATGTTAAGTTGGCATTATTAATGGGCGACAACTATATCTTAGATAAGTTTGGTCGTGCTGGTAATACATATTGCAAAAGTGCAATGAACGAAATTAAAACCCGCGTTGGTCAACGTCCCGAAGATGCAGGTGCGTTATTACAAAAGATGAAGACTGGTTTAGATAGTTTGGCTAGTAAAGCTATTCACTCTGGCGTTACCAGCAAGTATACAAGTATCAATACCAAAGATGGCTACATTGAGTTTCGTAGTCCCGGCGGCGATTGGTTAGGCGAGTATGCAGCAGATCCGGGCAAGATTACCAACACATTACTTCGTTTCGTTGTAGCATTAGATGCCGCAGTAGATCCAGAAAAGTACAAACAAGAGTACTTGAAAAAGTTGTATGCTATTTTACAACCAAAAACTCACAACGACACGCTGGCTTACTTTGCACAATATGCCGCTGGTGCAATGCCTAAGGCAGCACTAAAGAGCTTTGTTCGCCAAGCACAATTAGAACGCAAGTCTGGCAAAGAAAAGCTGTCAGGTACAAAAACTGCAACATCATTTGACAAAGGTAACTGGGGTATTTGGATTGGGGCCAGCGAACGTTTTGCACGTTTGCCAGGTGAGTATCCAGCAGGTCAAGGCGTACCGCTACGCAGATTCCCAAGTGAAGATGCAGTTAATGCATACTTGGCTCAGACACGCGAAGAAAATCCACGTATGCGTTCAGACGTTGAAGCTCGTGAAATTCCAGCAGATTATGAAGCACCTGCTACTCCTGTAGGGCGTCCAGTAGCACCAGCAGGTGGTGGCGAATTTACTGGACAATGGATCATTCGTGACGGTAGTGGTCGCGAGCTATATAGATTTGGTGGCATTGGCAATAGCCAAAGCGATGCGAACCGTCGTGCTATACAATGGTTGACACAAAACGGATACGGACACGGAACCGAAGTTGAAGTTGTTCCGGAAATGAGATAATACTATGAAAATACAAGACTTAATCGAAGGTTGCGCTCACGGAGAGTACTACTGCTCCACAGACAAAAAGTGGAAGTGCCGTCAAGGCCCCAAGCAAAGTAGAAAGGTGGCAGAAGGCTTACCACAGACTCTACGCAAGGTTGTTCCTGGACACGCCAAGCGTGAGATTGATAAGAAGATGGATGCCGGAAAGTTTGGCAAAACTGATGCGGATAAAGATGCCAACTTTCAACGCTATAAAAAGATTCAAGACAAGTTAGACGAGTTTGCACCAGATGGGTTTAACGGCGGCGATGACGGAGAAGAGTTTAATCCAAGATTAGCCAAAATGGCGTATGATGAAGGTGTTGTTAAAGGTGTGAGCCTTGCTGACGGTGCTACATTAGAACGAGCAATGGTAATAAATGATTGGGACAAACACGACGGTGGTATCTATAAACAACACTTTGCTAAAGGCTTCAAAGCAGGTCGTATGAATAAAATCCGTCACGGTAATAAACAATACAATCTTAACTTAAAGTTGATGAAAGACGGAAGTATTCGTCACGGTGAGCAAGGTGTGGCGGAAGGCGGATATCCTGAAGTAGACCACATGCCGGGACCTGTTACAAAAAGAACACAGACTGGTTGCAAGAGATGTCACGGCAAAGGGTATGTTTATAAAACACCCGACGGTGAAACTCATCCAATGAATCGTCCAGATGCCAAGAAATACAAATGTGGTAAGTGTGATGGTATTGGGTTCGTTAAAGTAGCAGAGCAAGGTGTGGCGGAAGGCTCAACAGATTTGGTTCAGATTGAATACTGGCAACAAGAGACAATGGAGTCAGGTAGATGGGTCAAAACAAAACTCATTCCTCGTGCCACAGCAGAAAAAATAGTAAATTCTTTTGAGCGTGGTGAAATTGTTGATGTAGAGCAAGGTGTGGCGGAAGAAAAGCAACGCCTAGATCCCAAGTGCTGGGACGGTTATAAAAAAGACGGCACTAAGATGAAGGGTGGCGTTAGAGTCAATAACTGCGTCAAAGAAGAATTAGAAGAAACTTATGACGGTGACGAGTTCTTTGAAGCATACGGTGAGTTATGGTTTAATGAAGACGAGCAGTTAGACGAAGCCGAATACCAAGGACGTTCAGTTCCGCTTGGAAAGCCTATGCAAGGCGATGTTAAAAAGTTCAAAGTGTACGTAAAAGATCCTTCAACTGGCAACGTTAAAAAAGTAAACTTTGGCGATCCAGACATGAAGATTCGTAAGAGTAATCCAGCGGCTCGTCGTAGCTTCCGTGCTAGACACAACTGCGATAATCCGGGACCTCGCACAAAGGCCCGTTATTGGTCATGTAGGGCCTGGTAACATGTTTTATATTGTATATAAGATAACCAATTTACTAAACAATAGATACTATATTGGACGTCATGCTACTAAAAATATCATTGACTCCTATATGGGTAGCGGTATCGGTATAATAAATGCAATCAAAAAGTATGGCAAAGAAAACTTCAAAAAAGAAATAATTGCAATGGCATTTGATCGTAGCTCGTTATGGGATCTTGAAAAACTTATTGTAAACGAAGATGTTGTCAAGGATCCGTTATCTTATAACATGGCATATGGTGGTAAGCACTATCTTCATGGTTTAAAAACATACAACTACGATGCTTTCATTGCACATCAGTCTATGGCAGGTAAAAAGTATGCGGAAAATTATAAACCCAAAGAAAAATCTTGGCATCAAAAAGGCGGAAGCGCAAGCTCTACAAAAAGAAGCCAACAATATGTTTATAAGATTACTACTAATGCCGGAGAAGAATTTACTGTTAATGGGATTGAATTTAAAGCACTTTGCCTAGAGAAAGGCTGGAACTATAATACCTTACATTGGAAGCAAAGCATAGGCAAAACTATTAGCAAAGGTCAACACACAGGGTTTCTAGTAGAGCAGTTGAGCACATACAAAGAAAAGGTGTTAACCATATGCTAATACGAGAACTATTTGAACCTGGTAAAAGCTGGCAGTGGGAGTTCACTGGCAGCGAAGAAGCCATTGCTACTTTTCATGTAGGTGAAGTGCCTTACATGTTTCATGCTTATGGGGCTGATGGTGAATGGGAAGCTGAATTCAAACAGCATGGTTCCAAATTGAGTCGAACGCAAAAGTTTGGCTTAACTGGCACAGGCAACTCGGCTGAAGTCATGGGCACTGTAGTCGACATCATGCGAGCGTTTTTAAGCAAATATAAGAATCAAATCCAAGTACTGACATTCTCTGCTAAAGAAGATTCACGCCAGGGTCTATATGCTCGTATGGTCAAACGACTGTTACCGTCCTGGACGATGAAGCAGTCTGGTGAGCACTTTGTATTAGTTGCTCCAAAAGATCCTTCCCAATAACGCTATCTCTGGCGATTGGGCCTGATCTTGCAGTCGTAAATACTGCACAATAATCAAGTGTAACGCAAGGTTAGCAGGCCAGACGATATTCTGCCGGGTAAGCATCTAAGTGTGTGCCGATGCCCAATTCTGTGAGTACACCACGGACTAGTATTCACTACCCGTCTCAGTACGGATGCCTTAAAACGATGCCCCTCAGGGTTTTACGTTTGAATACCAGTATACAGGTTGAGTGCAGCGCAAGCTGACTTAGTTCCAATGCGTCCATAACAACACATGACACCGAAGTTGTTTTAAAAATCGTAATAGGTAGGGTAAGGTACAGAGCCCAGAGACGCGGAAACCCAAACACCTATTGTCCAGTGTGGCTGATCGTCTAAGCAAACATCTCATCCGGCATCCTTAACAGGGTGTCGTATGGCCTCCCAATCTAGCAAAACTATTCATCTTAGATCAAATTTTTCGTGTTAACCAAAACTACAATAGTCACAAAAGTTAATCCGCAAAAAATTGGATCTACTTTACCTGTACCGTAAAATTTTATAGTGCCGCAAAAATATGGACAACAGAATTGGTGTACTGTATATGGCTTTTAATGAGTTAATACGAGCTGATGTGATTCATTCAACAGTTGACATTGGCCAAAGACTGTGTTATATTAAAACAAGTAAATAACTGATGACACAACAACTGAACTTTGACTTTTCCGCGGCACCTGAGTGCAATCCCAGTTACTTTTTTCCCCTTCAATTAAAGTTGGATCCGCAGGAAAAACAAAACTTCATTGAGTCAACACTGGTGCCGCTCCGACTCAAATTTGAAGGATCAAGCTACGGTTTATCAAATGTGGGCAATGCCGACGCCAGCTTTCCTGTTACCATTGCCAATACCAATGCATTTATAAAACCCTTGGGTCTAAAAACTCGTCGCATGACCTTGTTTTTGAGTGCAAAAAATCAAACCAGTTGGGTAATACATTGCGATGGTGTCAAAGGGCCAAATGGACCAACTGTGCTGGAAGCACGGCTAAGCTACTATGAAATTGCAGACTCGCCAGGTGCAATACGATGGTGGGATCATCTGCCAAACACAGGAATCAATGTTATGCCCCCAGATCAACAAAAAGGCACACAAGAACGCATCAGTTGCTTTGCTGACTGTGCGGCCCAGCTGCGAGACAATCAAATAGCCTGGTCAGATATCCCGCCTCCGGACTTTTCTGTGGTGTCATCAGTGCCCAGTGCAATATTGAGAACAAATCGCTTTCATCATGTTATACAAGGCAGCGGTTTTAGAGTCACTGTCAGCTGTCAGCTGGTCTGGGAGCATGATGGCAGTCCCGAAGGCGTTTGGCAACACATTCAAAACAACATGCATTTATTGGAAATTTAATGTTATATTTGGCTTACGGAATGAACACCAACAACAATCAAATGAATCCTGCTGCACAGCGGCTGGGTCCAGCGCTGCTAGAAGGATTTGCTTGGGAAATGTTGCAGTATGCAAATGTATATCAGTCAGTGAACGACTCTACCATTGGTATTTTATGGGAAATTGATGATGCTGTATTGTACGAACTTGATATACGGGAAGGATATCCTGCATTTTACAATCGAATATTGGTTGATGTGATTCACAACAAACAAATTAAATCAGCTTGGGTGTATACCATGACTCCCGGTAGCAGGGATTTGTTAAAAGAACAAACACCGTCAAAATATTATTTTGACTGTGTGGTTGAGGGTTATGCCTGTGATAACCTAACTATTCCGCCACATCCCCGCCAATGTTTCTGACCAGTTGAGTAAGTGAATCAACTTTGACCAACTGAACACAGCCGTTGATGTTGGTAACTCTGAAATAATCACCGGCTTGCCAGCCCAAGCGGTCTATGTTTAGATCAGAATCTGGGATAATACGATCTGGCCTTGCTTCCCAATCAGAGCTTTTGTGATTCATTTATAATTATTTTCAACTCTATATTTACCAAGGTAATGCTTGTGTGAGTTTGTTTTCAATAACGATAAATAGAACAGAGGATAATGTGTAAAAACAATAAATATATCTATGAAGCTGCGTGAAATAATTATAGTGGAAGACGGCGAAGCCAGTGTGGCAACCGTGTCTAGCGACATTGCTACAGTGGCCTATCCACTATTTGTACGTGGTAAGAGCAAAAAAGAAAAACGTAAAAATGCTCGTGCGGCAGTTGGCCAAAAGTATGTACCTGGTCCAGATGGTATTGGGCAGGGTGTGTTTGAAAATCAATCCAAAGTTGGGAAAGCAGCACTGGATTACAAAAGATCTAACCGTTACCCCGACGGTGAATCTATACCCAACAGTTTGCCGCCCAGATACCAGCCTGCAAACTTTCCTGGTGTACCTGCCAAACAAAACTGCGCCAATTGCGGTTATTATGACAAGGCCAGTAAAAAATGTGACAAGTTTTCTAGCGAACCAGTTGTACGTCCCAGTTACTGGTGCCTCAAATGGGAGCCAATGGAAAAGTCTGTGGAAGAAGCTCATGTGTTAAATCACGATAATGTTATCTATAGACTGGACCGTGATAATCCAATGAGTGATACAGAAGTTGCAGTGCTTGGTGGCGCTGGCCGTTATAGCTTACAAGCCTTGCGTGATAAAGCTCGCCGAGAAGCAGCCGCATTGGCACAAGATCTAAGCATTGAACATGGCGGAGCATTTCGACGCAGTGCCGAAAATATCAAACAGTTGACCAATACCATTAATACCATTGTTGCAGCCTACAACGAGCTGGCAAGATTAAGAAGGCGTGGCGGGCGTGGTAGTCGTGGTATCACAGATGAAGACGCTGGTTTTATTCGTGAATGTATTCGGGTGGTAGAACAGGCTGCACAAAATTATCGTTTGCTGGAAAATGTGGCAATTGAGCCAGACGCAGCAGGCTACGAACCAACAAAATTAACCAGTCCCAAATATGCAGTTGTAGTTGATACACCCAGCGATTATGACTGGTATAAAATTGGAAACCATTGGCACGATCGTATCATTGACCCACACGAGTTTGGGCAAGAAGACAGCGATACAGTTATGGTGGCTGCAGGCGACGCAGATTTTAAAGACATGCTGGCCAAATTGGATCACATGGGCTTTACATATAAAAAAATTGGTGGCACACATAGCCAACCAGAAATTCACAAAGGTAGAAAAGAATGATTCGCATTAGATTAATTAACGAAGGTCGAGTAGTTAAGCAAATTACCAGCCGTGTACACGAAGGCGTTGTTCTCGAACAAATCAACAAGTACAAAGATCCGTTTGATACTGTTCAGATTGTTGAAGGCGAATTGTCAGAAGGTGCTCGGGACATGTTGCAACATGTTGCTAAAAAGATTGTACCTGCAGCAATGGCAGCAGGCATGGCCATGAGCGGCGCAAATGCGTCAGTAACTGGTGGCTCTAACCCCAACTATCCAGGTATGAACCGGTCAGTGAGTCAGCACATCAGCGATATTGTCAATCCCAACTACAAAGAAATAATGCGTCAACGTGAACATGGCCGTAATACTGAACGTCAAGTATGGGACGCAGAACAAAATGAAATCCGCAGGCAACGTGTAGCAGATGCTCGTAGTCGTGCAGGTGGTGGTCAACAGCATGTGATTTATGATCAAAGTAGATTGAGCCAAGACGGTAAGTCTTACATCATCTACGGTATTGACAACAAGGTTCGACGTATTCCAGTGTTGGGTACAGAATACATGGCCGGTGACAGCCAACGCTTGCCACACTATATCACCGCAGGCGGCAACGTATTGTATGTTCGCCATCCACACGCTGTTACAGAAAGCGTAGCAGAAGGCTACACAGTCACACGTGGTATTGACCGCGAACGTTATACCGAACGTCCAGGATTGGAAGGACCTTTCAGTACTAAATCCGGCAAAGTTGTATACTACGATCCAAAAGAAGGCAAGTACTACGATCCGGAAACTGACTTTTACATTGGCCACGAAGATTACGCCAAGATGGACGAAAGTGATCCAAACGCCACAGTGGGTACTATTCCAAGTACAGGCACTTCAGGTGGCACAGGCCGCACACAGTTTGCCCCAACAGGCAAAACAACTAATGCCAAGTTCAACAAAAACGGTCAAATTGAATTAGATACAGAACAAGAAGATGACGGCAGTGTCAATTTGGATGCCGATGCTGTAAATCAATTGCAACAAGCTGGTGTGAAAATTAAAGAAAGCCAAGACAGTCCAGTTGCTGGTGCTATTACACGTAGAATTCTAATGCAACGTTCTGATTTGCTGCAAAAGTACGGTCCAGCATTGGTAATGCAAGCAATTGACGAAGTTGCTGACTACGTAGGCGATGTTGAAGAAATCGGCTCTAGTGACGTGTCAGGTTGGGTCAAGCACGTTGAACAAATGTTGGATAGCAATCCACCAGAATCATTTGGCGAAGGCTTAAACGAAGGCAGCGATACTCTAGACGGTATCCTAAGCAAGTACAGTGCAGACTATGCCAAGTTTAAAGCAGGTGGTGACATTGATGAGAACCAAGACTTCTTTGATGCACTATACAACCACTTTGCAGACACAGGTGAAATGCCGTACACCATTGCCAAGGGCAGAGACGGCGATCCGTACGAGTGGATCACACAACGCTTAGATAACGAAAGTGGCGTTAGTCCGGTTGCAGAAGCTGACGAAGCATCTGCAGACCAAAACATTATCATGCAAATTCGCAAAGCTGCTGATTACGAAAAGCCAACTCGCGTTGAACTGGCCGACGGTAGCGAAAGTGTTATTGCTCCAAACATTGCCAAGCAAATCCTTGACAAGTTTGACAAAATGAAACCAGAAAGCAAAGAGTTGTTGCAAAATACTCTAAACACAGAAGAAGGTTTCAACGAAATTTTAGCCTACTTTGGAGGCGGTGTTCGTGAGCAAGCAGCAGCTCGTGTTGGTAATATCATGCAGGCCGCTGTAGCCGAAGCAGGGTTTGGTCGATACGGTCGCCGAGATGCTTACCAACGTGATTATGATTCAAGTGTAGCTGGCATGGGCAAGCGCCAAAGTTTAGCGTATCAATTGGATGGTGGTGCCAACGATGAAGGTTGGGACAAGCCAGAACAAGAACGTTCTTACTATAAAAAGGCACCTGTGACACCTGTTAAAAAGGGCTACTACTTTTACAATGTGCCTGCTGATCAAGTCGCAAAAGCGCAAGAAGTAGGATTAATCAAAACAAAAAGCGGCAAATGGTACAGTCCATTTGAAAACTCACGTGCCAACATGTTCTTTGGCGCAGGCAGATATTGGGAGCCAAAATAATGAAATTCTCAGACTTAGGCGATAAAGGTCCAGACTTTATTCGAGAAATAGACAGCCAAGGCTACCGCGGTAGCCGCGACAGTGTTGAAGATGATGTTGGCAAGAAAGAATACAGCGGCAAAGTGGCCAAGCCCGGTGATGTTGTCAAGCAAGGCGCCAAGGCATTAGACAACGCATTTAACCATAAAGAAGATGATTGGTCAGCTGACTTTGAACGCAGAATGAAAAATGAAGCTGAAGAAGATGCATTTGTTGATCAGCTGTCTGGCTTGCAACAATGGGACGTTATGGTTATGAATAACTTCTACGGCGGCAAGTATCCAGATTACAGCGCACGTTACTACTCAGTAGTTGCAAGCAGCCCAGAAGAAGCACGACAAGTTGTCGTTGACAATGCTGATTATGTATTACAAGACTTGTTATCACGTAAGCTACAAAATGGTAAGAAAGTATTGCCGCGTGGCAGTGCGTTACCAATTGAAGACAAGCGTGTAGGTAAAGCTAAACCGGGCACACTAACAACTATGGGATTTAAGAAAATGCTTTCCCCGGATGGCGTCAAGTCCTTTAAGTTTGCGTCGGGCAAGATTGTTGATAGTGAAGAACAAGGTGTGGCGGAAGGCAGAGCAACATACGGCCCAGTCACTGACCAACACAAAGCCGCTTCCAAGAAAGCATTCAATGCCGGTGTGCGTGATGGTAAAGCAGGTGTTGAGAAAAATAAAGAATATATGTCTAGTGCGTTGATGAAAACAACTTATCTCAATGGTTACAAGCAGGGCAAGCAAGGTGTGGCGGAAGGCCAAGGCAGTGTTAGCGTCAGACAGTGGGCGAATCAAGTTCGCAGGGATCACGGCTCCGATGTTAAGTTTAGAAATCGTCAAGAAGGTGGCGGCGCAGTAGACAGTGTTATTGCTAAAAACAGTAACGGAGAAACAGTAGGTGTGTATAATCGTAAGACTGGTTACCCTACAGTATATGAACCAAAGCAAGGTGTGGCGGAAGGATCTACTACACTATGGGAAGTTAGTTTTGACTATGGCCCGCACCAGTCAGACTCTGTAAAAGTCAAGGCAAGGTCAGCCCAAGAAGCTGTTGATAAAGTAGAAACTGCGGCAGAGAAAAAAGGTCGTAGCATAATGGTTAACTGGGCAAGACCAACAGAACAAAGTGTAGCGGAAGGCATTGTTTACAACACTCTTACTATAGACAATCAAAACTTAATTGACCAAAAAGCCAAATCCAAGCCCGACGGCATTTACACATTCCGCGGAATCATGTTCCGTGTTAAAAACGGCAGAGCAACTCACTATGCTGCCGAAAGTTCGATACTTGCTTCATATGGAAATTTTAACACCGCAGTAGGTTCATACTCTACCAGGGATGAAGCTAAAGCAAAATTGAAAAGTATCAAAGAAGGTCTAGCGGAAGGCATTAATCCCGAGCATTATGATGTACAAGAAGCCAGTTTAGCACAAATGCGTGACTATTTTAACCAAGACGATTCTGATTCTGTAAAAGTCAACCGCAATTATGATGCGCCAAGTGATAAAAAGAACCCCGCAGGTGTTCCGCCAAAGATTCAAGCATTGGTTAATAAAATGTATCATGCTGGTAAAATTAGCCCGCAAGAGTTTGAAACTCTAAGAAAGTTTCAACGCCAAACAAAAATCAATGTAGGTATCCGTGAAGCAGATGCGAACCCATATGTAATTGGTATGGCACAAGCTATGAAAAGCACAGGTGACAAGCCACCGTTGAAAAAGAGCACTATCAATAAAGCACATGCCATTGCTCGTGCCGTCAAAAAAGGAGATTGATGTGATCGAATTAACCGTTGATATCTTAGAAGCATGCTTGCCAGAAGCCAAGCGAGCAAATTTAGAAAAGTTTGTGGAAGGTTTAAATGACACGTTTGCTCACTTTGAAATTGACACGCCTAAACGCATGGCCATGTTTATTGCTCAAACTGCGCACGAGTCAGGCAACTTTGCTGCAACACAGGAAAACTTGAACTACAGTGCAAGGGGTCTAACTGGTACATTTAAAAAGTATTTCCCCACAGAAGAGTCAGCTGTACCTTATTCTCGCAAGCCAGAAAAGATTGCCAATCGTGTGTACGGGGGACGAATGGGCAATGGTGACGAAGCTTCCGGGGACGGCTTCAAGTATCGCGGTCGCGGGGTTATTCAATTGACTGGCAAGGACAACTACACTGCATGCGGACGAGCATTAAGCATGGATTTGTTAACTGATCCCAACTGTGTTGCAGAAAATCCAGTGGCAGTGCTATCTGCAGGTTGGTTCTGGAACACACGCAGATTAAACGATTGGGCAGACAAAGGTGATATAGTAACTGTTACTAAAAAGATCAATGGCGGCACAATTGGTTTAGCCGATCGTAAAAAGCACTATGAGCACATTTTAGAAGTTCTGGAAGAACTTGCCAACCAGCACGGATAAATAAAATTAACACGGCCCCGATCGTTTGCTGTACAGGAACGCTTTGGGGTTTTTTTATTGACTTTAATTCAATAAGTACTGGCATGATTACCTGGTATGCTGATTTGAAGATCCAAATTTATGGAATCGTTTCTTAGAACAACATATTGAATCAGGCGACACGCAAAACTTTACCACGCATCAGCAATTAGACAGTTCTATTTTTAAATTTTGCAAACAGCCATTTCAGTTTAAAACATTTACAGAATACACGCCTGGGAAGAACGTTGTTATAATTGGACTTCGCGGTGAATGGACTCCTTTGAAATTAAAGTACATTAAAGAATGGTTTATCGGCGATTCAACTAGGCAGGCTGCTCGTCGTGACCCCAACTGCCAAATTGTAATTGATTATTCGGAAGAAGGCTTTACTACAGAATTATTTGGTGATTTTTGGTATTGGATTGAAGGAAACAACTTATCCGATTATGTACTGTATATCAGTTCAAGTTGTGATGTAGAAGATTTATATAACGAATGGTGCCAACAAAACCGTTTACATTCAAACATAGAAGCTGTTTGGCACGGATTCTTTGCCACCTGGTTATTGCGCGATAGAATAATGTGTCAAAACAATAATATAAGTAGTTAACTATGAAGATATCAGAAAACTATCGCGATCGCATGATCCGAATTGAAAAAGAATTGGATAAGGTAAGTCCTTCTTACTGTGTTGCCAAATGGCAGCAAGTTACAATTCATTTGGCAACGGGACAAACACACTCGTGTCATCATCCGGCCACGCATAGAATTCCATTGGCAGAAATTGCAGTGAATCCGGCTGCACTACATAATACCTGGCACAAGAAAAATACACGAAAGCAAATGCTTGAGGGCGAGCGTCCAGATGAATGTGATTATTGCTGGCGTGCCGAAGATGCACCTGGCGAACATTTTAGCGATAGAATTAAAAAATCCAGTGACACCCATTGGGCAGAACACCTAATTGAACCCAGTGCAAAAATGCCGTGGGACGCTGATGTAATTCCTTCTTATGTAGAAGTATCATTTAGTAATGTATGTAATTTTGGTTGTGCGTATTGTTCACCAGAAATTAGTTCCACCCTGATGCAAACTGCAAAGCGACATGGCCCACTTAAATTAAGCAAACACACTGATCACGATATAACCTGGCTAGTAGATTCTAACAGAATGCCAATTCCCAATCGCGAAACAAATCCTTACATTGACGCATGGTGGGCCTGGTGGCCCACACTGTACCCTAATCTTCGCACGTTTCGTATTACCGGCGGTGAACCTTTACTAAGCAAAGAAACATTTAAAACGCTAGACTGGATTATTGCCAACCCTAACCCCGACTTAGATCTTGCTATCAACACTAACTTGTCTGTGGATCAAAATCTATTAGATGAATTCTTTGCCAAATGTAAAATTATCAAAGATGGCGGCTTGGTTAAACGTCTGCAGATCTTTACAAGCTGTGACACATGGGGTACACAAGCAGAATATATCCGTCAGGGCTTAGACTATAAAAAATGGTACTATAATCTGTGGAATCTTTCATTGCGCTATCCTACACTTGACGTTACTATCATGTGTACATTTAATTTGTTAAGTATTCCTCACTTTAAGAAGTTCTTAAACGATGTATTAAGTGTCAGACGTAGTGCAACTGTTATTAACAAAGTAAATGGCATACGTGGTATAAACTTAGATTTTCCATACTTGCGTCATCCTCGTTATCTAAGTGCATTGATTGCAGATGCGAATATGGTCAACAACTTTGCAGATATTGTACGCTGGGCAGAAAACAATGTTGCAAAGTTTGACGAGTTTGATTATCATGATGGATTTTACCCGCACGAAATTGACAATTTAAAACGATTGATTAACATCATGCGAGCAGAAGACCCTGAATCGTCTGACAATAAAACTGCACGACATGATTTTTATCTGTATGTCAATCAGCATGATGCCCGCAATGGTACTAGCTTTGCTGTAGTGTTTCCGGAGTTTGAGCAATTTTATAACCGTTGCCGAGAAGAATACGAAGCAGCGTATCCTGAGAGAATCAATGATTGAATTTGGTTTTCAGAATTGGAATGTTGAATATGCTTGGTGGTGCCCAAATACTGTTCCTGCAGACTTTAACTATGGCACCACCAAGCAGATTCCATTGACACACGGTACCCAATGGTTTGACCTAGGCAATTATTACCGCCCGGAGCCAAACTTGGCGCTAAATGGACAGCCAATGCGCAATGATTTTCTTTATCGACACGGCAATGTAAAATACACACACTTACCAAACTTGAAGAATCAGAAGTATATATTCCCTGTTATGGTCAGGGATACAAGTTATTTTTCTAACAATAGAAACTACGGTTTTGACTTTGTTGATCCTGTAGTGTTTGAAGATGTCAAGGCCAATCGTGCTCGTATTGTGTTAATGTTTCCGCTGGAAGGCACAAGCGGTGAAATAAATTTCAAAGATGATTATGAAATACTAAATTCATGGTGTGTTAAACACGGCTTAACACGCGATCAAGTTTATTATATTCATGGCAATTTTAAAGGAGCCCAGCTGAGCCGAGACTTTAACTTTACTACGATCCCTATCAATCACTTTCTTTGTTGGGTACCGGGTACACGCCAGCATACTACTGCATTTAACCCAATCGATTCGCAGGACTTATTTTTAAGCTATAATCGCCGTCCAAGACCGCATCGCACAATACTAATGTGTGAGTTGATTCGTGCAGGAATAGTTGATCGCGGCCTTGTTAGCTATTACGGTGACAATATAAAGGACAGTGTTCGCAGAGTTAAACTATACGATCGTCCTGGATTAGAACCCGAAGCTGTGATATTAGACAGCATGATCCCCAAAGAAATTGACATGGATCTGGGCGCAAATAATCCAGCTTGGAACATAGTAGAAGAACACTATAATCGAACATTTTGCAGCTTAGTACCCGAAACACTGTATGATAGCAATGTGCTATTCTTTTCGGAAAAGACTTGGAAAACTATAGCAGTTGGTCACCCTTTTATGCTAGTGTCAAGTCCCGGCATGCTCAAGGCTCTAAGAGAAATGGGCTACTATACTTACGGTGCCTGGTGGGACGAAGGATACGATGTAATAAAAAATCTCGGTGACCGAATACGACATATTGCAAATGAACTAAAAAGATTAAGCATGATGTCAAGAGATCAATTGATTAATATGCGAGCTTCTATGCAGCCAGTGGTTGAGCATAACCAACAGTTGTTCAATGCACAATGGGCCAACAATTGCTCAGAAGACGAATACAGACAACTTTATCGAATTGTAGAAAACATCTGGAATTCATTTTAATAAATACTATTTTAATTAAGGATTGACAATGAAAGTAGCAATGATTGGATTGGGCAAGTTAGGTTTGCCGTGTGCAGAAGTAATGGCTGAACATTACGAAGTTTGCGGGTATGACGTTAACATCGTAGATCCAACTTTAACGGTTAACATTAAAAGTTCCGTTGCCGAAGCAGTTGTTGGATGTGATCTAATCTTTGTAGCAGTACCAACTCCCCATGACCCGGCCTATGGCGGCAGTAGTCCGATTACAGATTTGCCACCTAAAGACTTTGATTATTCTATTGTGCAACGTGTATTAGCTGAAATCAATCCACATGTTAATAAAAGTCAATTGGTAGTTCTGATTAGCACAGTATTGCCAGGCACAGTTCGCAAGCACTTAGAACCGCTTATTACCAACGCACGTTTCATTTACAATCCTTATCTTATTGCAATGGGTTCTGTGAAGTGGGATATGGTCAATCCAGAATGTTTAATCATTGGTACAGAAGATGGAAGTCGTACAGGTGACGCAGGTTTACTAATTGACTTTTACAAACCTATTATGAAAAATGAACCACAGATTAATGTGGGCACTTGGGACGAAGCAGAAGCTATTAAGATTTTCTACAATACATTCATCTCTGCTAAGATTGGTCTTGTTAATATGATTCAAGACGTTGCTGAAGCAAATGGCAATATCAACGTAGACGTCGTCACTGATGCACTAAAGGCAGCTACACAACGTATCACTGGGCCGCGATACTTAACAGCAGGTATGGGTGATGCCGGCGCTTGCCATCCACGCGATAATATTGCACTACGCTGGTTAGCACAAGAGCTTGATCTTGGTTACGATTTGTTCCATGCGTTTATGGGCAGTCGAGACATGCAAGCTAAAAAGATGGCTGAACGCTTGATTGCTTTAAGCAAAGAAAACAACATGCCCGTGGTAATTCATGGTCGTGCATACAAGCCATATGTTGAATACACAATTGGCAGCTATAGTGAATTAGTCGGACATTATGTTAGTGCTGCTGGTGTAGAGTTGCATTATGTAGATCCTCTAACAGAAGACTTTCACCAACCTGAAGTTCCAAGTGTAGTGCTAATGGCACACAATGCAGCAATAACATACTCAGGCACAGGAGTTGAAATCCAAGATGAAATTTTCTACTGCGCAATTCCACCAGGCAGTATCTTAGTTGATCCGTGGCGCAAATTACCGAACATGTACGGATGTAAGGTGATCCATTATGGAAATCCAAGAAAGAAATAATAGTATGAAAATCATAATTGCCACTGGGGGATTTGGTCCCACCTTGCATAAATAAACATGTAGGAGATACACTATGTTTATTAAAAACAAGTACTCAAAATGTTATTACCGCATCATTGAAAATAGGAAATCTAACCCAGTCACTGGGTATTCTGAAAAACATCATATAATTCCCCGCAGTCTTGGGGGCAGCAATAAAAAAGAAAATTTGGTGTCATTGACTGCAAGAGAACATTTTATTTGTCATAGATTGTTAGTAAAAATGACAACCGGAACCGATAAAATGAAAATGTCATATGCTATAAGATGCCTGATTAATCAAGAGAACCAACACCAACAGAGATACAAACTTACTTCCAGAACATACAATGCCATAATAGCAAATACACGAGAAAATATTTCTAAACATCAACGTGGTGAGAATAATCCATTCTATGGAAAAACTCATTCAGCAGAAGTTAGAGCAAAGATGCGGGCTAAGAGAGCGTTACAGGTTATGCCAAGTCGCTCCGGTAAAGTGTATTCTGAAGAAACAATCCAACGCTGGCGCCAAGGAAACAAAAAACAGTTCGAAGATCCTGCACAAATTGAAATGAGGCGGACTGCTTGCAATAAAATACAAGGAATGAAAATTTATCACAATCATTTGGGCAAAACAAAATATTATTTTGAAAATACTCAACCAGATGGTTGGATATTAGGAAGACCATCTAAGAAAGGGGGTGTAGTATGAAGATAGTTCTAGCTACAGGCGGGTTTTGACCCTATCCATAGTGGGCATATTGCCTATCTTAAAGCCGCAAGGCAACTTGGTGATATCCTAATTGTTGGACTAAACAGTGATGCTTGGCTTGAACGCAAGAAGGGTCGAGCTTTTATGCCGTTTGCAGAAAGACGCACAGTGCTAGAAGCGTTGCAATGTGTAGATGAAGTTGTAGCGTTTGATGATAGTGACGACAGTGCGGTCAAACTATTGGAAAGCATGCAACAAAGTTATTCCTATGCTGAGCTTGTGTTTGTCAATGGTGGTGATCGAACTGCTGCAAATATTCCCGAAATGTCAGTTAAGAATGTGCTGTTTAAATTTGGTGTAGGTGGCAGCAATAAAGCCAATTCAAGCTCGTGGATCTTAGAAGAATGGAAAGCTCCTAAGACAGAACGGTCATGGGGCTACTATCGCGTACTACACGAAGTGCCAGGTACAAAAGTAAAAGAACTAACAGTTATGCCGGGTCAAAGTTTAAGCATGCAACGTCATGCATACCGTAATGAATATTGGCATGTAAGCGAAGGGCGGTGTGTAGTAAACAGTCAGATGAGCAGCGGCTACCAACTGCCTCCAAAAGAGCTCGGACTACACACGACTCATCAGATTCCCATTGGCGAATGGCACCAACTAAGTAACCCGTTTGATGAGCCATGTCGCATCGTAGAGATCCAATTTGGATCACAATGTGTAGAAGAAGACATCGAACGCAAAAGCACTTGACAATTAGCTAACGCTCGTGTATACTTGCTAGGTAAGCCTTTAACTAACCGGAGATATACATGAGCTTTTCACCAGAACAAATCGCAAAACTTAAACGAGTGATCCAAGAGGGCATCCAAGTCAAACGTGAAATTGACGACCTTAGCGTGGGCCTTAAGGAAACTGTTGCTGCCATTGCAGAAGAAATGGAAATCAAGCCAGCAGTGCTGAACAAGGCCATTACCAAAGCATTCAAAGGTGACTTTGAAAAGGATCAATCTGACCTTGACGCAGTTGAAGAAATCCTCGACGTCACTGGCAACAAGATCTAATGCGCCAACTTCTTGCAGGCATTGCCAGCTACATTCGCGAAGACTGGCGAGAAAATCCTGTACGTTGCGTACTAGAAATTCTCGCTTGGTTCATGAGCATTGGATGTGCAATTACCATGGCATTCACAGTGCCTAATCCTCCTTTTCTAATCCTGTACCCAATCTTTATTGCACAGTGTCTGATCTTTGCTTGGGCTGCTCGCACTCGCGGCAGTGTTGGTATGTTGGCAAACTACGGTCTGTTGGTCACAATTGATACTATCGCATTAGTAAAGATGTGGATGGCATGAAATGGACCAAAAAGTTGTAGTAAACCATTGGCGTTATGAAGATGGTTGGAGTGATATTCCTTATGTACTGTTAAAGGATAAGAACAGTCTCACTCGCGAATTCCGTGAGGAAGTAGTTGGTTGGCACTGCTGGGTATACTGCAACGATCACCACGAGTTCATTGCTTGGATGGAAGAGCATTGTCCTGGCGCAGACTGTACACCACGATTCAACTCAGGAGACCCAATGATTACTGTGAGTATCAAAGATAAGGACGAGGCGGCATATTTTATGCTGAACTTTGGATGTATAATGCTTAACTATAACTTATACCTAGGTGACCGCAACGAAACTGAGCTGTATGATTGGCTTTGCGAAAACATTGGTCCGTTGGGTCGCACAGCCAAAGCTGAGTGGAATTACTTTACACAGTATCACGGGGACAATGACTTGTGGATCATGCACTCTGCTGATGTTTCTGACACATCTAGCCAGTATGACATTATCACTGTTATGAGCTTCAAGCACCGAGAAGATGCTGTAATGGCTAAACTACGCTTTGGTGGTTCGATGTAATGGCATGGCTTGAGCCAAAATACTCATTGAAAAAGAGTTGGGGGCATGTTGTGGCCCTTAAAGATCCATATCAGGATCACAATGAGTTTGGCACTGTAGTGGACCTAGGTTCCGTTGATGCGATCCTAAAATGGGCCGAAGAAAACGCAAATGCCACCAGAATCAGCTACGATACTTGGAAATTTAGGTCGCGTGATGACGCAGAACAGTTTATAATGCTGTATAAACTAACGTGGACCTAGTATGAATGATCCTGATTTCTCTGCAATTGATCTTGAAACAATGACGGGCGCAAGCCTGCACGACTGTCAAAAGCAAACATTTGACACAATGTATGGTGGGTTCAAACGTGGACAACTGATGACATTTGATTCGGGCCGTGGTACTGGTAAGAGTATGCTCGCTGCGAGCGCGTGGGCCGGGCCCACGCTCGAAATCGATTCGTTAGCTATGCTAACGCCACTGCCACCCTTTGAAGTTTTGTCCACTGCTGATGTTGATGGTGCGCCTTGGTACACTGTTTCCTGTCGCAAAGAAGTTCCCGTTTGGATTCGTGAAAACGGCGAAGAAGGTAAGGAATGGTACAGTCACATTCACATTGACAGCAAGTGGATGACTCACCGTAATGTGTTCGACATGTCGCAGGAAATGTTTGCCATGGTTAAATTACGGTGGGGCACATGAGAGTATTAAACAAACGCCACTGGCCGTATCAGTTTGCATTGCCTATCAAGGATATGCATGTTACTGATGATCGCATTATTTGGCTCAAGAACAACTTGTCCAAAGAAGCATGGCGATACAATGAAACCAATGCAACGTTTTGTTTCGTTGAAAAAGACGATGCAGTGTTGTTCAAGCTATCCTGTGCATGAGCTATAATGGCGCTGCACAATTTAACCCATCTCCGGGAAAAGCATATATGGAATACTCAATCATAACTGATGGGTGTGACTGCTATCCTTGGCACGAAGTATATGCTTGGTGGCCAGTTAAAACAGTGTACGGTGAACGTGTATGGGGTGAACGAGTTTTTAAACGCAGGGTGTGGGTAGTGTGGGGCACAGGATTCCACATGGAGCCGGAAACACAATACGCAACCATGTTTGATAGGTTGACACTTGATGATACTAAGCCGATTAAAAACTAAAGTCAGCACGGCTGCTCGTGCGTGGCAAGAAGAACGCTTTTTAAAGAAGCATCACTGTCGCAATCGTGCAGAGTACAATCGTAGATATGATCCAGATTATATTCCACGGGCATCACAGATTGCAAACTACTACCATGGCTATAAGCATGTACATTGTTTTGAAAATCGCGAAAACTTTGTGTACAACAGAATTTACGATTACGGGCCCGGTGGATACAGAGATGGATTCCATGAGATATGCGACTGGTGCGAAGAGCACTTGAGTGGCAAATGGCGATACGATATGCTTCGTGTAATGCGGGCACCAAGCACTGGCAATCAATGGGAAGTAAATGAACTAGGCGGCGGCGATCACTGGTTCTTTGCATTTCAAGATAGCGAAGACTATTTTATGTTTAAACTGCAATGGGGACAATAATGAACACAGCTTACTTTACAGATGAAGAACTGATCAATCATGTTATCAAGTTCAGTGACGATCCAGAAAAAATTCGACTAGCAACTGCTATGGAACGTATGCGAGGTTCTACTTGGGATGATCTAGTCGATGTAGGCATGGATGAAACATACTGCACGTTTAACTCCGAATGGGGTTCAGAAATGCATGTTGGCCGCTACATCTCTCACCTGCGTGAAGAAATTGATATGCGTGATGATGAACTTCGGCAACTGCGCGATGAAGTCGAAGAATTAAAGACAAGGTCTATCATTGACTTTATCCAGGAAGTCAAACAAGAGTTAAAAACGGCCGAGTACCGTGTTAAACAAGCACAAGATGCCCGCGATGAGGAACACAAGGCTCGTCGTAAAGCAGAACGTGAACTTGAAGTATGGGATGTATTGACCAACGGAAAGTCATGAAAAAGAAAGAGTACGGAATAGCTATTGAGAATTGGCCCTGGAAGCATAAAGCAGAAGTACGAATGTGGCTTGTTGAAAACTTTGGAGCTCATGGCGATCGTTGGTATGAAGAACCCGATTATGGTTTAGAAAACTTAGTCATGGACGAAGAAGTATATTTTATGTATAAGTTGAGGTGGTCATGATTAGAATGGATCTAACTAACAATGATCCATTTCTGTTGAGTAATACTCTGTGGGATAACTTTTCTCGTAATATTGCTAACCAACACAGAAGCATAACTGTAGATATGGTAAACGAAGCACTAGTTGAATACAACGCAACTTATCATTATAAGGAGATTGGCAACTTATTTGAAAGCAGTTATCAAGAGTGGATTGATTTTAAAAACAATGATGATTACATTATGTTTAAGTTGAGGTGGGCATGACTACAGTAACAATAACATGTCCTATAACATGGTGGGAACGATGCCAATGGATATATAAAAATTGCACTGAGCCTGTAGATAGAACAAACTGGGGAATGTGGCAAATAGGGCAAGATGATATCTACTTTGAGGTAGAAGATCAAGATGCATTTATGTTTAAGTTGAGGTGGGCATGACTGTATATTATAAAACCAATGAAGCATGGCCTGGTATTAACTTTCCTGTATTGCACAGAGTTGTTTATGCTAAAACTGTAGACGGGGTGATGGCCATGTACCAACGCAGTTATAAAGATTACTTAGTAGATGCATGGCTAGAAACAAACTGCCAGCATCCTTATTACCACAGCCCCGGCTACCTTAGAGAAAAGTTTATTGAGTTTGAATGTGATGAAGATGCTGCCATGTTTGCATTATCGTGTGTATGAATATACAATTTAAACATCGCCCAGGACGATACTATGAGTGGGAATGGTACTACAGTCCACAGGGTCTTGAAATGGGTGAAGTCTACGGCTGGTGCAGGGAAACATTTGGGCACCCTGGCTTGGCATTAGGTGATGGGTCCTGGGACTGCCACAGCGGCTGGATCAAATTCTGTAAGCAGGAAGATATGCTGTTGTTTGTGTTGAGGTGGTCATGAACGTATTTCGTAAAAAACATAAAGTACTTGCAGAGGAATACAGTTCTAGAATCATTGATGCAATGCTTAGTAGCGGTCACGGCGTATACCGCAACAGTTTTTGGCAGTTCGTTAAACAAGAATACAATGGTGACCAAGAGTTTAGATGGCGCAAAGAAAAGAACTACATTGTGTTCAATGATGAAAAAGACTACATGATGTTTTTATTAAGGATGTGAGGTGGTCATGAGTCGATTAGAAATAAAAAAGCTGTATACTTTGCCCAATGGGATTCATCTGCCGTGTGGGTTAAACTTTAGGGAAAAACTTTGGTGGCGTTTCATGCCCGGCGTTGTTATCAATGTGAAGTGGCCCAATGGTTGGGTAGTATTACACGAAGCACCAGATGGGTCAAAAGTTTCAGCTGAATCAGCTGATCCAAACGATCACTATAGGCCAGAACTTGAAAAAGAGATTGGAAAACAAGGGATCCATTGGAATTGGGGCGTAGCTAACAATGGCGTTGCAGAAAATAGACTGACAATAAAAGTCCTTCGTAAATTCAAAGCCGAAGCAGCCTATTTTGCTTTAAAATGGAGCTAACTTGCAATTATTAAAATGCCAGCGTTTAGCATTAGCTTCGCTGCCCCATTCTGACTGTTGCCAATCAATTTTAGTATTATATTTCAGCATTTAGTTCCACCTTGGAGCGCACATTGACTCTACCTCAAAGAAAACCACACAGCATCTCGTTCTCGAGCAAAACAGAATCTACACTGATCAATGTGTCCTTTGCCTGCACAAAATACCGTCCATACGCTAGATCTATTGCCTATAGCTTCCCATCGTGGACTGTGTTGTTCTTCACACCATCGCATGACCAGCGCAGCAAGGTCATGCGAATCGTGACTTCATAATCCAAATGACTGTTTGCTGCTGAGTTTTCTTGTTTGAGTTGGCAACTAACACTGCACATAAAAAAATTTTAGATTGGCATAAATAATTCAGTAATTCATCAATTGAGTTTAATTCAAGGAGAAATCATATGAGTAACCCAACAATTCCGGAGTCTGGACCGATTCCGTTTTCGAGTATTAATTTAGCTCTGGGACGAGACAGTACTGCTACTATTAGTCTTGGCGAGGAAGAAGTTCGCAACGTGTTTGAAGATGCTGAAGGCAGTATTTCAGTTTCCCAAGGCCGCGGCAAACGCAAGAATACTGCCCCTGCTGTATTTGCAGCCACTATCGGCGCCAATCAGCAGAATTTAGATCTGGCCACGTGGGCAGTTGACAACGGCTGGGATGGTATTAGTGCAGTAACTATTACCATCGCACCGGGTGTTTACATTTGGTCAGACGATGTCAATACCCCAGCACTTAACGTAGGCAGCTTTCCAGGTGAGTTTGCTGCTGGTGTGCAACTGATCAACAACGGCTATATCATTGGTCGTGGCGGCAACGGCGGTGGCGGTGGTACCGGCGGCGCCGGTGGTTCTGCTCTCTATGCAGGTGATAGTTGTGTGATTACTAATAACAGCTTTATTGCCGGTGGTGGTGGTGGTGGTGGTGGCTTGGCCAACGGCAAGCTGGCGTAC